CAAGTTGCCCGACGACCCGGACTTCAACCGCAAGTCTTGGATCACGCCCCGCGACATCACCGTGGACGCTGGCCGCGAAGCCGCCCAGGACCGCGCCGACCTGCAGATGGGACTGACCACCGCGCAGGCCATCCTCGGCAAGAAGGGCATGACCTACGACGAGGTGCTCGAACAGCGCGCCGTCGAGATGGAGAAGCTGGTGCAGAAGTCCAAGGAGCGGAACCTTCCGCTTTGGATGCTTTACCAGTCCGCCTTCAACTGGCTGCAGCAGGGTCAGGCCGCGAGCCAGACCCCCGAAGACGTCGCTGACAACCTCGACCTCCCTCCCCCTCCCGAACCCTCTAACCCATGAAGTGCTTAATCAACGGCCTGTCAGGCCGCGAGCCCCTGCTCTGCGACCCCATCAAGGCCGCGAACCACATGAAGTACGCCGAGAAATACGGCGTCGTGGACAGCGTCCTCGATATGTTCTTCAACCCTGTGGTGAAGCCTTACATCACGCAAGGCGGGACTGCTGTCATCCAGGTCAACGGTTTTCTTGGGACCGGCCTGACCAAGTTCGAGAAGATTACCGGGGCTTCCGACATGATCGAAATCGGCGAGGCCATCGACGAGATGCTCGCCAATCCTGCGGTCAAGCGCATCGCCTTCGAGGTCGATTCCCCTGGCGGCACTGTGGTCGGAACGCCTGAGCTCGCCGACAAGATCGCCAACATCCCCCTGCCGACGATGTCCTACGCCCGCAAGCTGATGGCCTCGGGCGCGTACTACACCGGGTCGCAGGCCGACTACGTCTATGCCAGCCCCTCGGCCCTCGTGGGCTCCATCGGCGTGGTCGCCGTGGACGAGTCCTACGACGAAGCATTCAAGAACATGGGCATCAAGGTCGAGGTCTTCCGTGCTGGCAAATACAAGGCCCCGAACATCGCGGGCGAAGGCTACACGGACGATATGCGCGCCCTCGAGCAGAAGGCCATCGAAGCCGCGCACGAAGAGTTCAAGCAGACCGTCCTGCGCAAGCGCTCGCTCGCCCGCCGTGAAGACATGGAAGGTCAGGTGTTCAACGGACGCGAAGCCGCCAACAAGAACCTGATCACCGGGCTGGCCTCGTCCTTCGCCGAAGCCCTCGCGGCTTTCGAGCAGGCGGCTTAACCTTCCCCCCTACGCAATAGTATATGACCATCGAAGAACGCTTCAAGGCCGCCGAGGCCGCTGTCGTCTCCCTCACCGCTGAACGCGACGACCTCCGCAAGACGGTCGAAGCCTCTGTCGTCAACGTCTCCGCCGAACTGGAACAGGCCAAGGTCGAAGCCGCCGCCAAGGACCAGAAGGTCCAGGAGCTGGAAGCCGCCCTCGCCGCCGCCAACGCCAAGGTCGCCGAACTCGAAGCCGCCCAGGCCACCGCCTCGGTCGAGGCCGCGAACATCCTCGCCGCCTCCGGTGTCGAGCCTGTCGCCGCCCCTGTCGCTCAGGCCGCCGCCATCTCCGTCGCCGAGCAGTACGCCGCGATGCCTGCGGGTCCCGAGCGCCGTGCCTTCCTCAAGAAGCACAAGGCCGTCCTCTTCGCCCAGAAATAATTTCCTCACCCCTCACCCACTAAAACACACCTATGGCTAACACCATCAACAGCGCTCTGATCGTCGATACCGTCGCCGAGCTCAGCCTCACCTCCCTCTCGAACCGCCTCGCCGGCCTCTCGAACTTCGCCTCCGACTTCTCCTCGGACGTGAAGCGCCCGAAGGACGTCGTCCAGGTGGCTCTCTCCACCGCTGGAAGCGCCACGCTGACCAACCCGACCAACTTCAATACCATCGGCGACAGCACGCTGGGCGCGACCGCCGTGTCCCTCGCCCACCTGTACCAGCCCTTCGGCCTCTCCTACGCTGACATCCAGAACGGCATCAAGCTCGAGAAGATCCTGAAGGTGAACATGGATAAGCTCGCCGACGCCATCTGGGCCGCCGCGACCGCTCCTATCACCGTCGCCAACTTCGGCGCCGCCACCGTCACCGCCGCCGACTCCGCCGTCACCCCTGGCTCTGCTCAGCTGAAGGCTCTCTGGGCCGGTGTCTCGAAGGCTGGTCGCAAGACCCTGATCGTCAACCCGGGCATCTACAGCCAGCTCATCCCGACCTCCACGACCTCCCTCCCGCTCTCCGCTGGTGCGTACGGTTTTGACGGCGGCGTGTTCTACGCTTCGTCCTTCCCCTCCGAAACGAAACTGGCTGGTTTCGCGGTTTCCGCCGAGGCCATCGCCATGGCCGCTGCCGCCCCGGACCTCGACTCCGTCGGCAACGACTTCCTCGTCCGCGAAGTCGTCCCGATCGAAGGTCTTGGCATCTCGGTCTACTACAACGTCTGGGCCGACAAGAGCACCCGCAACCTCATCGGTTCCATGGAACTGATGTTCGGCGCGAACAAGGCGATTACGACCGGCACGCTCGCCTCGGTCTACAACCCCTAATCGGGGCTGAGCCTCAGAACAGCCCCCAGCGATGGGGGCTTTTTTGTATCCCCTAATCCCAACCCACCCCACCCTCATGAGCATCTACGGTTCCTTCCTTTCGGACTATCAATCCATCCTGGCTGACATCGGCGTCCCGGCTACGGTCGGGGGCAACCTGTTCCTTGTCGGCCTGTCCTCCCCGATGAACACCCCCCGCTTTGATGCCGGGGGCTTCACCGAGGAGAAGATGTGGACGGTGCGTTTCGCCGCCGCTACGGCCCCTTGGACGGCTTCTGATGGTCGGGTTGGGGGTCAGGTCGCCACCTTGGCCTCGGGGGCTCCTATCGCCTCCCTAGCCCCGGGCAAGAAACTGACGGTCAACGGCCAAGTCCTGCGGGTCAAGGCCCAGTCCTATAAGCAGGCTTCGGCGGTCATCGAGCTGCAGTGCATCGACGATAACCAGTAATGGCGAAGAAGAGCACCCCAATCGAGCCGAAGTCCCGGGCGGACTTTGAGAAGGCCATCACCGAATTTGCCGAGCAGGTGAAGGTCGAGCGCGACATCATCTGCAACGAGCAGATGCGCCTGATGCTCAGGGATGCCATGATCTTCACTCCTCCACTGCCCAAGGGCGGGGGCCGTGGCCTGAGTGACGCCGCCCATAAGGCGGGCATGAACAAGACCGGGAATGACATCAAACGAATCTTTATCCCGCAGGACCAGCCCATCAAGGGCAGGACGGTCTTCCTTCGTAACGTCATCAACGCGGTCAAAGGCAACGATACGCAGTCTTTCTTCCAGCTTCATAGGGATGTGACCGAGTCTAAGATTCAAAGCCTGTCCCCGGTCATGCGCAAAATCATGGAGGACACGAGCTGGACTCGGGCCATGACGAAGGCCAAGAACTACCTGAGCAAGACAAGCATCGTCGGACGAGGAAACAAGGTCGTCGGCCTAGCCACCGACCTGCGCTCGGTCCACGATAAGGCCAAGTCCGCCGTCGGCGGCAGGTGGCCTAAGTTCAGCCGATACATCGGCCCGCAATACTTCGCCGCGTCAACGGAAGCCCTGAAAGCATACATCGCCCAGCGCCAACTAAAGGTCGGTCGCGTCAAGGCCGGGTATGCTTCCGCCATGCTCCTGATGCCGAGGCTTGTCTCGGGCAAAGGCGTGGCTCGTAACGTTGGGGTGTATGACGCCCCATGGGTAGACTCGAACCGATCTGCAAGCGGTCAGTTCAGCATGAGCAAGACCGGAACGTCCGTGTCCATGACGGCTACTAACCTTATCGGTAACATCAACAACGTTGCAACCGAGTCAGGAACCGAGAACATCGTCTACGGCAACCGCGTCAAACAACTCTACGCAACCGTAGACGCCCGCGTAAAAGACAAAGCCGAACGCGCCAATCGTAATAAATAACTTTATGGGAACCAAATCCGCCCGCCATATCGTGGAAGCCGTCCTGGCTTCCTACCTCTCCGCCCAGGTCGAACTGACCGGGGTCAACATCTACACCGGCGACGGTGCGGATACCAACGTGCTGCCGAAGGCCATCGTCCTTTGCGACTCGGCCCGCCTGCCTAACGACTTCCCGGACGGCCTCGGGAACTACTCCTGCTCGGTCCGCGTGACCCTGTTCGACTCCGCCGACGACGTGACCCTCACGGATCACCGCGCACGATGCGCCGCCATCGCCGGGGCCATGCAGGACGTGGAGGCCATTCAGGCCGCCTTCACCGCGCAGGGGGATGCCCACTGCTATGACGTCACCCCCCTGTCGGAAGACGAGGGGGTCAACGAGCGCTCTTGGGCGTCCGTCATGGCCTACGATGTCCTGGTCGTGGTGAACCCGGGAGGCTAACCTTCCCTCGGAAACAATAGGTATATGTGCGCAGCCATCGTCAAGGGGGTCCAGGCAATCTATGCGATTGCGAATACCCAAGTAGATAACGCCATCGTCCAGTCCTACACCAATGACGGCGAGTTCTCCAGCGAGGCCACCATCGTCGATGAAAACGGCCTGACGGTTACTTGGCGCGGTGATGACCGCAAGACGCAGATCAGCCTCGAGCTTATCGCCAAGACCACGGCCATCCCTGTGCTCGGCTCCGAAATTGTCGTCACGGTCAACACTGCTTCTTCCTATTCTGCTGGTTCCGCCTCCAGCACCTTCTCGGGCTGGGTGACCAAGGTCAGCGACAAGGGCTCGAACCGCGGCTTCTCCGCCGTGACCGTCACCGCCGTCGGCTACGAGGGTATCGTCTAACCACATGGACAAGCGGTTTATATCCGCTTTCACGGACCCAAGTCGCATCAAAGTCTTGGGCCGTTTTGTTTATCCGTTTTCCTTGCTTAACCGGGTACAGCTGCAGGCGGCTGAAAGTCCCTTCGTGATGAACGCCGAAACCGTACGCCCGCTTGACCTGCTGGTGGCCGTCAAGATCTGCGCCAAGGAGCCAATCGGCAAACTTAGCCTTAAAGATTATTACTACCTCGGACGCATGAACTCGAGCGAGGCATACTTCATCAAGCAAATGACCAGGTTCTCGCAGTACGTCATGGTAGATGCCTGGCCTAAGTTCTGGGAGAAGCGGTCAAAGCAGGCGGATGCTTCCGGTATGCCTTGGCCGCTTACGGTGGTCTGCAGCCTGATGAGCCATGGCGTGTCAGAAGAGCGCGCGTGGACGATGCCGGAATCTCAGGCCATCTGGTTGTATTCTTCCTTTGCAATCAGCAACGGAGCGAGCATCAAAGTCCTTACGACTGATGACGAAGAGCTAATCGAAAAACTCGAAAAACAATCATGAGCAACGTCGTAAAGTTCAGCATCACCGGAGACACAAATGCCGAGCAGGTGGCAGGCCGCGCAAAGGCCGCCGTGTCCGGCTTGGACAAGCAGCTGGAAGGAATCGGCAATAAGTTCAAAAACTCCTTCAAGGACATCTTCCTTTCCTTCCTCGGTCCGATGGCCCTGCTTGGGACGGCAATCGCGTTCATCGGTAAAATCATTTCTGACAACGAAAAGAAGCGTGATGAGGCCAACCAAGCCGCCATCGACGGAACCAACGAGCTG